GGATGTCCAGATAGCATCGGACACCCCTTGGTGCTGTAACCCTGCTAGCGAAACCTTCTGGTCAATGTAAGTAGTTGACCAATCCGGTCTACTATTGGTTGACAATCCCTCTGGTTCTGGTATAATAGCACCCATGACAACGAAACAAATCTTCCAATCCCTCGTAGCAGGTCTCCTGTTCTCCCTTCCCTTCCTGATTGAAATCGCAAAGGACCTCCTGAAATGACCCGACATTTTACCAACCGCCTCCTGGAAATGATTGATGAGGGTCTGCTTGACCCTATGATGGTTGTCACAATGGCAACCGCATGGATGTCCGAAGATGACGTCCGAGAAATGATGGAAGCAAACGAACTCCTTGGTTACGCCGAAGAGGATGAGGATGAACCCGAAGGTACCGAAGGCTATACTGGAGACTAAAATGGAATTCCTGCTGATTACACCCAAGGGCAAGGTCTACACCTTCCATCTCCAGTCGGTCGCTGAAACGTACCAACAGGCATATGGTGGAACACTAACCTCGGATGCTATCACATCCACAAAGGAATGTCAAGCCCCCGTAGAAGTCGACCAATCCGGTCAAGTATTCCGAAAGTCCTTGACAATCCACTAGGATTGCGGTATAATAGCACCATCTTAAACGAACAGAGGTTCCAAATGAAAAAAGTCCAGATCAACACCAACCTGATTGAAAAGCACTACAGCAATTCCATCCTGAAACTCCGTCACTCCAAAATTGACGGTGGTTACGACAACCACGCCATGGCATTCCTTGCAGGTTTCTTAGGTTCCAAGTTGGTCGAAGTGATTGACCAATTGCCTAAAGCAAAGCGTGCTGAAGTGCTTGCCTCCATGGCACGTGACACCCTGAAATTCGAGGCGCAAGCCGAAGTATACACCGAAGTGACCAAGGCATGATGGTAGTCACCTTGACACCACTGGAACTTACCTTGATTCTAGTGGTGTTTACCTCAGCTATCTCAGTGCTGGGGTTCACACTGGCAATTTGGAGTATAATGTAATGGAGAATGTAATGGTTGAAAAAACGACAATTGGTTGGGATGCAATGGTTTTGCAATTATTGGGTGATGGCAATCTGGTGGGTGTGGTGATTAAGGCAATTATGGAACCCATGGTGGTCGGCAGTCGGCAGCACAAGGCAACGGACTCGGCAGGCTAAGAGGTTTTGGTGCCGGTACGCCGGCAGCAGGGGGTTCGCCACGGCAGGTAGTGGTGCCGGCAGTCGGCAGAGCACTGTATGGAACAGCAGTGTCCGGCGACAGGGGTTTGGCGTCCGGCGGTGCGTGTAAGAAAAAATCTCTCCATGGTCAAACTCTTTTTCTTTCTATTTTATTTTCTGGCCCCCACCACGAATTTTCGAATTTTTACTATTTTCGTCCTCAGAATTTTTTTTGGGAGGTCCTACGTTTGGCCTCTATTCTCAATCTCTAGTACAGTCTCAATATACCAGTTAATCATATGGACTAACTGTTCTTTGGTCTCTATATCACCAAAGAGGCTTACATAGATCGGTACATACTTCTCTATGTCCTCTATGGTTACTCTGTTAATCATTTCTTCAGTATCTCTCTAATAAGTTGTACTTCACCTGAAGGTACTAAGAAGCATCTGGCTTTGACAGTTTTATCACCTGTAGAAGGATCAATCATTTGTGTAAACTCTACCATCTTGGTTTCTAGGATAAGCTCAGCAAGTTGTTTGGTTAACTTTTCTTTAATTCTTGCTTTTCGTTCCGCTTCAGTTAAGTTAAGTGCATCATACTCGGTATATTTCAATGAAACAAGAACCATTTTGCCTTTGATTAAATTATCTTTAACCGCTTGTGGGTTCCATACAGCAGCATCAACTGGCGGAATTTGCCATGGGGATATATTGTGTGTCATCTGTGACATAATTATTTTTCTTTCACTATACGAGGCTTACGAGGTTTCTTTTCTTTCGGTACCACTTCGTCATCCAAAGGTTCATACTTTATCATATCAGAGTATTGCTCTTTTGTCAAGGGCACCATCACAATACTGCTCGTGTAATCCCAGAGCGTTGTTTTATTACTAAACTCTATCTCAGAATTGGCACGCCATCCGGGTATTGGAATAGAATAAGAAAACCCTGTGGTCATTGTAACATCAAGGCGATAGTGTCCGTTCTTGTCAATCTTCTCAGGGACAGTCACGGAACGAACTTTGGTCTGTATGGTTACAGGACGAACTTTAGTCATAGGAACCGTCGGAAACGCTTGAAAACCAATTATTAATCTTCAAAGACCAGGACAACATCTTCTTCATTCACAATGTAATAAGGTTCACCTTGATGGGTAATCTTTTGAGCCTTATTCCAGTTGGGTAGAATGTAATCACCAATGCTGATATCTTCTACATCAGGTCCTGCATCGATAACAAGTCCACGGTTTACTTCAGATGCATCAGCACGGGTAAGAATAATACCACCTTCTGATACTTTTTCTTTCTCTACAAGGTGTACAACCATTTTGGATTTTAGGGGTCTAAGCATAATATTTCTCTTTCTTTTTCATTGCATTGCAACATATATAAGTATAAATACTAATATCGTTACTACTAGGGGTTAATAAATGTTCAAATATCTTTCTCAATTCTTTTCTTCTTTTGTCAATAAGCCAACATACTATAGTCTAGAAGCATTCTTAGAATCTAAGAACGTAAAGACTACCAGTGAATTGGAATACTGGATTCGTCAATATGACCAGAAGCATAAAAACGGTCTCATTTAAATCTTCAGCATTTCTTCGTAACTGTAATCACGCACCATATACTTTGATGGGCTGGGCAAGTAACATGCCTCAAGATCGCCTGCTCTTCTCGGCATCTCAGTTACTACAAAATCTACTGAGTTTGTATTCTTAAAGATATCAATAATTTCTTTGACGGTTCTGGTGTCACCATAAGCAAGGTTCTCTACGCTATTTGATGGTTTATCAATTGCTTGAATAATAGCCCAGCAAATATCGTTTACATGGACATACTCACGTACACAAGTACCATCCTTAGTGTTGTAATCTGTGCCAAATAGGTTAAAGTGTTTTGTCTGAATTGCTTTTTTTAGATTGTAAAATAGTCCATCAGGATTTGTTGGTTCAAAACCATCCTGACCAATCACATTATAGAACCTAAATGTCGTAAAGTCAATAGCAGACTTGAGTGCAGCCTCTTCTACAACCTTCTCTGCCATCAACTTGGATAGACCATAAGGACTATCTGGATTAGCGGCTGCACCCGTTGATGCAAAGATAAAGTTGGTGCAGTTGAGGTATCTGAGTGCATTGATTGTGCCATTCACATTGGTCTCAAAGTAGTCTGTTGGTTCTTCTACTGATTCACCAACTTTCACCAATGCACCAAGATGAATTACACAATCCCAATTAACATCACCACCTGCTCGTTTTACTGATGCAGGCCAGCGTAAATCGGCATTCGACAAATTAAGACCAGTTACGGTAATGTCTTTTCTGGTTCTGGCAATCATCTTTTTGAGATGACTACCAATATAACCAGAATCACCAGTAATCAGAACATTTTTCATTCTGCAAGAAACTGCGGATCAGATGACTTCACAAATGATTCAGCAAGAGATTGCGCTTCATTATACACATACGATTTTGTTGCATGAGTGAAAACACCATTATTATAAAATTGGACGGTATATACCTTCATTTCATCTTGCCAAATTTCCGATTTTTTGTTTCCATTTTGAATAACACGTAGCACATCTCTCATATAATTTCCTTAAGCAATAATATCAATAAACCGATTTAGAACAACACGATTTGTTTTACGTGCTGCTGCATACTTATTAAATGCACTTGCAATACCACGCATGGTTGTTTTTTCATCCACTTCAAAATCAGCATCTTCATCAGTATCTAGGCTTTCAGACCTTAGCAAATAATACTCATCAAAACCTGCACTTGTCACAATTTTATATTTTTTGTTACGGAATTCAAGTCTCTCTTTGTCGTAATCCAATTTCTTTGTATTTTCATCAGAATCAAATTTATCCAAAGCACCCATCAATTCTCTTCCATGTAGAATGTAAAAACCAACTACATTTGAATTTGTACGCTTCTTGAACAACTTAATATATGCAGATGTTAGTTCACTTGCACCACGGAAATCCTGTACTGTTTCTTCATGCTTTGTAATTGGATCACGAATCACAATACTGCGGCTACCAGATTGGGGAATAACGCGGCCAAGTCCATCAGAGATATCAGTACAACGATTTCCATCACCATCGGTCAGGAATACAGTATTAACAATTTGCAAACGATTTTCTTTTTGAAACATTGGAACAATTTTCATTGCAGCCACGATTGCTTCATTCAACGGTGTTCCTGCAAGACAAAACCAATGTGGATTCATTCTTCTATTGTAAACATAATTCAATAAAGCACCAGCAGCAAACGTAAAGTCTGCGGCAGACATTTTGCTAGAAAATAGGTTCATCAACCTGAAGTCATGCAAAATCATATCATTTCTTTTAGGTGAAATTGCGATAGGTGCATTTCCTACGTGCCAATGTTCGGTAGTAAAAGCATAAACTTCATATGGCAAATTAATCTTCTTGCAGAACAAAACCAAATTTAGGAGTTGTTTTACAGTATTTTCGATATGATTGGACATTGAACCAGACCAGTCAATGAACATAACCAAACCGTGAGACTTGCCACCAGGAACAACAGAAATCTTTTTAAAGATATCTTCACTGAATTTATAAGAAAAAATCTTATTCATATTCAATTCACCAGTTTTTGCAACAGATGCACGTTTCAATTGATCTGCATTTTTACGCATCTCAAATTCTTTTACCAAGTATGATACAACCTTTTTAGATTCTTCACGGAATTTGATAAACTTTTGTGTGTTTCTTGCATAAACATCATTAACAGTTTCTTCGTAATAACTTTTAGATACAGTTTCTTTAACGTCAAGACGATAACGGTCCCACAAAGTTTTATGGTCAATAACAATTTTTTCAAGTTTTAAATCTGGAACATTACCATAGTAGTAGACTTTACTACTTTTTGAGAACAATTTACTTTCGTTTTGACGATACATTTCATCTGTTTCAGATACAGGTTTAAATTTCTCTGTTCCTTGATTGCCGGCACCAGCAGAATTTGATGCTTCGTTGGAAACTTTATCTTTACCTGGTGTGTCACCAGATGATTTGTCTTTAGGTTCTGATTTTTCACCGTTGGAATCATCATCGGTTTGTTTAGAACCAGATGATTTACCTTCTTTTTCTTCTGAACCTTCTCCTTCACCTGAGTCACCAAAAGAATCATCATCAAATTCATCAGAATCATCAAAATCACCGTCATCGGATGGTTGAGGTTTGCGCTTTTGTTCTTCTTCCATGTAAGCGCCGACTTTTTTACACACTTCGATAACGTCATCATACGTTTGTGTGTTCTCAATTTCAGTCAAAAGTTCGGTTTCTTCTTCAGTAAACTTAATTCCAGTCTCAATTCCTGCTTTGCAGTACAAATTTACACGGTCAATAAAGTTCATTTCGTTCAAATCTTTGCCGTTTGTGCCAAAAAAGTCTCTGGCGACCAAATCTTTGTAAGCAAGAATGAAAGGTTGACGCAATCCTGGATATTTTGTCTTGATTTTACGCTCAATACGAGAATCCTCAAGCACATTCATCACGGACATTGACAATTTCATATCATATGCCTTACGCATACCTTCAGCAGGCGTGTAAAGTGCATGTCCTACTTCGTGGCCGAGAAAAAGATCGTATTCGTTTGATGAAAGTTTCTCATCCAGAATAGGAATTGTCAAAATTCGTTGTTCAACATCAAAAGATGCTGTTCCGACTCTACGTTGTTCAATGTGGAGATTCTCGGTAGCCATCAGTTTGGCTAGAATTGACTTAGATTGAATTGTTTCCATGATTTGTATAGTGATTTTGCGACAAAAATGTGATTTACGTAGTGATTATACGACATTTTTGATGTTTTGTCAAGCGTAACATAGTGATTTTACGACAAAACTTCTTCCAAGAATAATACGCCGTCTTTTGCTGTCATTTTTAGTACGGTTCCTTCTTTCCATCCCTTGAGTTCACATAATTCAGGTGGTAAAGTGAGAATTCCGTCGCCGGATCCGTCTCCAGCATCTTCAATGTCAGCGGTCCAAGTTTGATTGTTTTCGTTCTGCATAATTTTCTAAATCCTTCTCAAAATTTGTCATTGCTACCCAACCAAAAATAGCATCATTAAGTAATTTCACATTTTCATTGATTGGTTTCCACTCATATGTATCAACCGGTTTAGTCTGTTCAGAATTTTGCATTTATTAGCGCCTCATGTTAGAAATATCTTTGGCCTGTTCATCTGTAAAAACAGGAACAGCGTTTGATTTGTGCATAGTTGCAATACCCTTCATCATTGTGCCGGTATAAACTTTTGGTTTATCTTTTGTGGGAATAGGAGAATTCGTAAGATCAGGATTCAATGATTTAATTTGTTTGGTTTGTCGGACATAAGTGTCACGATTAACCACTTCAACTTTCACTGAGCTGACTTTCTTAGTGCGGCTAAAATTGGTCTTTAAACCATTGATTTCTTTTAGCCATGCATCATATTGTTCCTTTTGTGCTTTAGGAACTTTACGTTTTTTTGATTTAGGTGTACTGCCGTGTATAAACATATATTCTCCTTACAACATGTATTATACACGGAGTTTTACAGTTTGTCAACTAGAGTGTTGCATAAAAACAACACTCAATATCGTTGTTTTTTATTGGCTGGTGTCCAATCCATTTCATAAGTGTCTTGTAATTCATTTTGTCTAGAGAAACTTTTTTGCTTCTCTCTCTTTTTTTGTTTTCCGTATTGATTTCTTTCAAATGCAAAATCATCTTCATAATTTTTGTTCTTACGGAACTTCTCTACAAACTTCGACACTTACAAACTCCTTTTTATGGTAATAGATTCGGGAAAGCTTCTTTAACAAATTTATAATCTAGACCACGAACGCCAAAATCTTTATTGAAAATGCCAATAACAACTTCAGCCTCTCTTGGTTCTAAATTCTGTAAAAATTCAACTAACAATTGCTCGCGCTTTTTGTCTGTCAATTTATCGGCAGTAGGATTGCCTTTTTGAAACATATACATTTTACGCAATTCTGTACTCAACTGTGCATAACTCATTCCTGCTGGAACAGATTTGATAACATAAGAACTTGGCACTTCTGAGAAATACCATTGTGCTTGCGGATGAAAGCCTAGTTGCAAAACTTCAGTAAGTACTTTTGATAGATTCTTACCAATTACTTCCATTCTTTCTTTTTTATTTTTGGCCAATTCAAATTCGTCAAAAATCTCATATATATTTTTCATTAAAAATCCTCAATTACGTCCATTAAATTCTTCAATTTATATTGAATAAAATAGTTAAACATCTTTTGTTTAGATGCGGGTTTTGTTTCTTCATAGGTATTTATAATTTTATCTTTGATATCTCCAGGTATGCACATTAAGTCAATCAAGGTTTGATTACGAGAGAATCCAATACGTGCTGATTCATCTTCCCATTCACCATAGTTTACATTTAGAAACTTGTCTAACACAGCCTTAGTAATGGGTTTTTGTCTTTTGTCCAGAACAAAACAATCAGAAGGAGAAAAGATGTTTGGGATACCATCACCTTTGTCGCCACGAATAATCTTTTCTTTAAGTTCGATTGCTGGGTTTTCAGATTTAAGGTATTTCTTCAATACGGGATTATATTGTTTGATATTATTTCCCCAGCGTTGCAGCTGAAGAAAATCACCATCAGAAGATAAAATCAAAATCTTTTCGTGGGCGGAATGACGAGGTACAAGTGTGCCAATAATATCATCAGCTTCGGCGCCTTCAACATCAATAACTTTATATGGAAAATTTAACTTCAATTCCTCTTTGAACTTAGACAACATATCAAAAATTAGGTGCCAATCCAAAGCAGATTTTTCACGAGTTTTCTTTCGGCCTGCTTTATAATAAGGAAAGAATTCTTTACGCCAGTATTTTCGATTATCACAACACAGTACAACTTCACCATACTCATCACGGAATGTTTTGATGTGGTTACGTAGAATGTTGAGTACCATGTGGCGAATCAAATCTTCTTCCAGTTTTATGCCTTTTTGGTTTGAGATTTGTGCCATCAGGCCTGCAAGAAGAACTTGGTTCAAGTCAATAAGAATCATTATAAATCCAATGTTTTAAAAATTCATTCTAACATTGTTCTTTGAGATTGTCAAATATTTTTTTAACAAAGTCTGTTGATTTTGTTGTTTTTTTGCAAATGACGCCATAAAAATCCATTGGAATAATCATTGACATATATTCTAATGGAGA